AAAGAAAATGAACCAAAGGAAAAACTATTGACATACGCCTGTGGCAAAGAACCTGAAACACTTTGAGTAGACGAAGAAGTATTTACTTGATTAAAGTTTATACCATCAACTACTAATTCAGTAGATGATGAACTTAATGGTGTTGAACCATCAAAATACTGCGGAAATACTATTAGTTGTACACTCATTATACAGACTGTGTTCTTAGTGTTTTACTTTTCTCTACTTCAAAAGTGTATTGAATAAGTTTGTCGTTAGCTACTGTCTTCTTTACAAAACTTGAAGTAGTAAGTCTTACAGGTTTTACATATTGATTAAGCGCTGAAGTAGCTGCGTCAGGTTGATAGCCTTCTAAAATATATACTTCAGGACTGTTTATTAGTTCTTCAAACATTTCGTTTTCGATTTCACTAACAAAGTCTGTGTTCATTTTTATTTTCTCAGTAGCGTTTACTCTAAATGCTTTCTTTCCTCCTTTATAACTATCTACTCTATATGCTGCTTCGTTCCAAGTTCCTGCTAGTTGCTCGTATGTAGAACCCTTAGTTGATATGTTCCTTACTGACTTCTGAGTGAATGTATAGTAATCCCAAACTCCCCATTGATTTAACCAACAAAGTCTTATGCTTTCAAATCCTTTAGTATTAGGACAATTTATGTTTATAGTGTATTGTTTAGCTATTCTATTACTGCTATCATCAAAAGCTTGTATTTCTATTGAACCGCCCTGTATTGTTCCTGCTGTAACTAAACCTGCAAACATACTACTTCCGTCTCTCATTAAGTTAGCAGGAAAACAGCCAAAGTATAAAAGTCTTGATGATATTTCTGTACTGAAAGTAGTATAAGCTCCATTTGTTACTGTCCTATTTATACTTTCATTACCTAACGGACTTCCTGAGCTATCATTGTAAGTCAGTTTAATGTAGTCTAGATTGTCGTCAGGTGCTAAAAATGCAATCGTTCCGTAATCTTCTAAATTAGCATACTGAGTAGAAGGTGCGTTTGTTAAGAAGCTATCTGTTTGAGCTGCAAGGTTGTAGTTACTCAAATCATATCCAAAGTTACTTGCAGTTGCACCTGTACCCATTGTAAGAATATCTGAGTATTTTAAATAACCATTGAACATCTGATAATCAACTGATACTGTAAATAAAGCTTCAGGTGTTACTACATCACCACTTGCGTCTGTGTATTGTGTTTTAAACTGAATAGTTAGCCATCTAGCACCTTTTTTATTTTTAGAATACTTATCTATCAAATGTAAAGGGTGAGGTGTGTCATCAGTTGTACTAACGCCTTTATACTCACTAAAGTTTGCAGCCATATTATCAGCACTAACATAATTTTCAACTACTTGCTTAAAATCAAATATTCCTACTCCTGCATTGTTTGGTGTAGTTTTAAATGTAGCTGTAGGAGTTGAAGTTGTAGTTACTGATGAAGGTATTGTGTCACTTATATAAACATCAGCAATAAATCTTACATTTGTTTGTGTAGCTACTATTGTATTATTTGATACTACAAAAATTACCTCTTGACCTACAGGAAGTTGAGTGTATAAAGGTTTTTGTTCTATTAGTGTTGCCATTTATTTTACTGTTGTTAATCCGTTAATAATATCATCTTTTACTGCTCCTAACATTTCTTTTCCAAACTGCTTTAAACCTAACATTAAAGGTTTCTGAAAGAAACTTATTCCTTGTATTCCTTTTCTCTTAATACTTCTAGCTATTAAAAAAGATATGCTTTTCCTAGACATAAATCTACCTTTTTCATCTCTTGGAGCAATTCCTTTTTTTACTATCCACTTATCAAGCACTCTGCTAGGTGGTTGCTTTGTAGTGTACTTATAAGGACTTGAAATTGTTCTACCCTTATAATCTTTAAAACTTCTTTTTACTTCTGTTCCTGAAACTCCTTTATCTACAAAAGTACCGTAACTATCCATATAGAATTGTACACTAAACCCTTTAGCAGTTGTAATAACTTTAAAGCTTAATGAATTCTCTAAATTAGTACCACCTCCTTTAGATTTTTGTAAGTTTCCTTTAGCTCTGTTTACTACTTGTTTACCAAAGCTATTAAGATACCTTTCAAGAGCTTCTGTCTTCATTATACTAGTGCTGCAAAGACTTCTACTTGAACATCAGTTGTTGCTGAAGGTCTTACCTCTACAGTAACTAAATCTTCTAATGTAGGAAATGCAGGAGTTGCATCTTCTTCACCAATTAATGCTTCCTCAGCTTGGAATAAGATATGTGAACCACCTGCTCTAACTGTTACTTGATAGTTTGTAGCTGCTGTTACATAAGCTACTTTCATATCTTGGTCATCACTTAAATTAGTTATTCTTAAGTATTTACAGTTCTCTACATCTAAAGCACCATCTGCTCCATAAGGAGTTGAATTAAATACTGCTACTGTTGTAGTCTGCGTGTGAGTGCAAGTTAATATCCTTTCAAATACATCAACTATGCCTGTAGTTGTTAAGACGTTTGTAGAACCTCTGACTGAGCCGTTCAATACGACATTCTCTGTGATTGTTGTTGTTAAATCTGCCATTTTATAATTTTATTGTTATTTTAAATTTCTTCCATCCTATTTGAACTATTAGTCTTCCTATCTTGAACTTTAGCATTAGTAACCTGCACCGCTATCGTTTACAGGAATATTACAAGTCTGAAAATCATTCTGAACTAATACTCCTATATTAAATACAAACCCACAACACAAGTTATCAAAGCGTTCTTGAAATGGCTCTATTGTGAATTGGTCTTGTGTAAAGTAGATAGGTTCGTTTATATCATTAACCCCTTCTATTGATTGTCTTGAACTATGTCTAAGCATACCTATAATGTCTGTGCAAATAGCTAGAGTTTGATTGAATACTTCCTGTTCGTTATTCTCAGTGTTTACAAGCTTAGTTAAAAGCTCGTGCTGTTTAGTTTGCCAATCTGACTTTTCAGATACCATATCCATAATAAACACTTGGAAGTTATATGTCAGCTGACTATCACCTGTTACTACTGATGTTGGATTTACGTGCATTAATGGAAACTTCTCCATCTTCTCAAGATTGATGTCATAAATGTCTCCAACTGAAGTAGTGCTTATCTGTTCGTGATACTCGCCTAGTCTTAGCAAAGTGTTTACTACATTATTATAAGTCTTATTATTCACCATTTCTTTTTACTTTATTTTGTGAGTTTAAGTCTGTTTCATAACTTAACCAAGTTAAGCACTCTAACAATCCTAAATTCGTTATTCTTTCTAAGTTTACTATTTCAGCATTACACAATCTATAAAAAACCCCAAACCACGACCACTTCTCTGCAAAGCTCTCTGTTGCTATTGCGTCTTCGTTTCCTTCAGCCGCTCCATCAAATACAATGGCAAAATCTCTGACAACTCCTTCCCTAAAGTGTAAAAAAAAACCAATGCACTTTGCACTTGTTGAGCTGACATCTTTTTCATTTCTTCCGCCCTAAGCCGTATGTTTCCATCATAAGCATCAACAATATAAATATCATTCTTCTTTTCTTTTATCGGTGCATATAATACAGCCATTATCTCAGGCAAATTCTTCTCTATTCCGTTCTTTATAAAAGTCTCCAAATCTGCATATTGCCCCAAACTTATACTATCCAAATCAGGCATAAAGCCGTACTCAACACCATCTATTTCAATTATCCTTTTTAGCTTTGTATCTTGCTCTTGTTGTAGCTCTGCTATCCTGCTCATTATAACTGCTACATCTGATAAAGCTAATTCCTTTACTAACTGTTTAGGAATGTTAGATAACGCTGCTATTGTTTCTGTTGCTTCTTCAGTCTTACTACCTGTTTCAAAATCAATAAGTTGCAACCATTTTTCAAGAGTTACATCTTCCCAACTGTTAATCAATTTGAACTCTTTTACCTTACCTTCCTTTTTGACTTTTACTTTCATCTGTTATATAATAGAAATTTGTTGTTTTTAGTTTACTGCACATAATACTTACCTGCGTTTGGATTGTCTAGGTGATAAATAACATTATACCTTATACCGTCAATAGCGTGGTTGTAGTTATCTACATAAAGCTTAGAACCCTTGTCAGCGTATATGTAATTGTTTAACTCTTTAGCTATGTTTGTACTCTCAGGAGTTATTATAAGTTCATAGTCTTGCATACGAGTTATACCACTCTCAATAGTTCCTTTTTTTACAGGCTTGATGTTTACCCCTAAGTGTCTAAGGTCTGCTATTAGTCTTGGTTCTGCACTATCAGCAATGATAAGTTTGTTATCTACTTTGTCTAATATGATTTTAGCCAACTCATTTGACTTTATACCATTCTTATAGATATGTTCTTTTAAATATATCTTACGCTTCCTTTTGTCAATAGCTACTTCTGTAAGGCTGTCAGGGTCTACACTAAAACCAAAGTCCATTCCACAAGAAGTTTGTAAGCCATCAGGATTAAATTCTCCTATTGACCAATTGGTGAACACGACACCATCGGCACGGTCTAACCACCCTCCGAGAATTTTGTGCTGATACTTTTTAAAGTTTCTATGCTTTATAGTCTTAATACGCTCTAGGAAGCTCTGTGAGAGATTATCTTTGTTGTCTAGGTATGTACTATGTATATAGCATACATTGTCTTTAAAGCCGTTAAAACCTGCTTCAACTCCTTTGTCCTCAAAGAACCTTTTGTATATCCAATGCTCTTTAGTAACAGGATTAAGTATAAGTATAATTCTATTCTGTATTCCCTTTTCTCTAATACTCAAATCAATAGTGTCAAAAATATCCTCATCAATAAGTTCCTCGGCTTCATCAAGTACCCAAGTGCTTATTCCTTGTAATGACTTTAGACTTGCTGTCTGATTTCCTGCTGATGTCTTAATACCTCTAAATAGAATGTCTGACTTGTTTCCTAAATTTAAAACCTCAGCTTTGTTTACACTAAAGATGTTTTCAAAGCCTAACAGACTAATCTTTTCTAAGAACTCAGGAATGATAGATAGGTGAGCTGATACCATTGTAAATCTTGTAAACAATACTCTTATGTTCTTAGACATAGTAAGTAAAGTTAAAAAGACTGTAACAGCAAAAGATTTACCTGAACCTCTACCACCTGTTATAATGAAGTATCTAGCGTCAGAATTAAATAGAGGGTTATATTTATTACTCAGTATCAGTGTTTACAAATGTTATTAAAGGTACATTAAGACTTTCATCATTTGTTGTAACATCTACCCTTTGTTGAGGTTTACCATAAAAGTATTCAAAGAACAGTTTGACTGCCCATTGTTCTTTCTTGTCAATACCACTTTCTAAAGACTTTAAAGCCTTCTCGTTCATTGGTGTTAAGTTCTCTATTAACTTTTGTTCTGCTGCCTTAGACTTTCGTCCTGCACCTTTTCTAGCACCGCCATTGTTTATTCGTTTATCCATAATTGAAATAGATTGATTATTCAATCCGTATTATATAATAGAAATAATTGTTATTTATTTAAAACATAGTTAATTGCTGCTTATGTTTTTCTATTCTTTTCATAGCTGCTTCATAATACTCTTTGTCTAATTCACATGCAGTTAAATCATAACCTAAATTATGGCAGGCTATAGCTATACTACCACTTCCAAGATGTGTATCTAGTATCTTATCTCCTTCCTTTGCATAGTTCATTAAAAGCCATTCGTATAATGCAATAGGCTTTTGTGTTGGATGCATTCTTATACTTTTTTTACCTACACCTTTTATAGCTCCAATAAAACCATATCTATTACCATCCCACATATATTTAAAAATCTTTGCATTTTTATCAAAAGAAGTCCAAGCCATTTCACAATCAGCATAAGTATCAGAATGGTTTAATTTATCCCAATTTAGATAACATCTTGTATTACTTAAATGCTCTATAAAATAATTACCTCCCCAAATGATTTGGTTTTTACTTACTCTTTTTAATTCTTCAAAATACTCTTTTTTAGGAATTTCATTATCCCAATCCTTATTAGATATATTATTTAATCTTTTATTTTTAGTAACACCTATTCCATAAGGAGGGTCTACTATCGCTAAGTCAAAGTGATTATCTTCATACCTTGACATTAACTCCATATTACATTCGTTTGTTATATTCATTCGTATTCGTTTGGAAGCATTAGTCTAATCCCTAAGTCAGTTAAAGCCCACACTCTTATTTGCTCTGTATATTGCTCAAAGGCTTTAGTGTTTAAAGCTGTTGTACTTCCTATTTTATTTATTGCTATTTGATTATCATTAAAACTTATCATTTCATATTCAGACAAGAACTTAGCTCTTAAAGCATCGTGCATTTCGTTTGGAAAATATCCTAGTTCTTCTGCTAGTCCTTGTACGATACATTTCCAATAGTAACTGTTCTGCATATTGCTACGAGTGTTTCTTTGTTTCTTTACACTTACTATGTAGTCGTTCTCTAATTCCTTTAGGTAACTAAAAAGGCTTTGCTTGTCTCTATTGTCTTTTATTACAAACTTCATTACTCAGTCTTGCTTCTTATCTTTTCTGTTGCTCCTTCCCATAGCTTGTCTCGTTTTATACTTAGAGTAGGTTCTGTTCTTTTAAGGTTAGGCATACCGTCTGTTGGTTTACTATCCATATACTTACCACAACTGCATTGAGCTTCTTTGCATACCCATTTTTTATCTCTTAGAACTATTGTAGCTTTTCCTATTTCCATAGTGTTTCCACATTCGCAAGTATATAGTGTCATATCTTATTTGCTTAATCTGTCTAGCTCAAAGTGTAAATGGTTTATTGCTTTCTGTATATCTTGTTCAGCAGGGTTACCTTCTTTTTTACCTGCACGTAAGAGGTAACTGATTGCCGTTCCTATGTTGTAGCTATCAGGTTGAAAGTCCTCAACTACTTTTCTTGCTGAGTAACCGTACTTCTTTCCTGAGTAGTAACTTGGTTCAGGTGTTGCTTTATAGTCTAAGTCTATTGGCATAGTTTCTAGGTTTTTAATTAGTTTCTCGTTCTGTGTCATTATTTAAAAGATTAAGTAATTGATGCGGTGTATAAATGCGACTATCACCTGAGTAATTTTCAAAAATACAAGTAAAGTTATCGTTCTCCCAAGTCCAAAGACTTCTGACATTCTTTTTAACGTGGTTGTTTAATACCCATTTAATTGTTTTATAAGTTCTTTTCATATCTATTGTTTTAATTGAGCCAATTAGTATTTATATTCGGTTCATTTTTTTTTAAATACGCTAAGGGTTCAGAAAAAAATAAGAAAATAACCACATTGTTATTTAAGTTAAGTTTAGCCCTTAGCATATTCTTTATATAGTTTTTTTATCCCATCAAAGCAAGTTGAAATACACGAACCGCAATTCGTTCTTACTCCATAGTTTGTATTGTAAATTGTGTTATATGTTTCAATCATTCTCTTTTTAGCTGCTTGGTCTTTTGCTCTACCTGTTTTTAAGTCTTCCCACATATCTAAAATTTCATCTACTATTTCCTGAGGTAAAGTTTCAGGAGTTTCTACTTCTGTTGTTTTATCCCAATACTTCTGAGGACAAGCCATAGGTGCTATTCGTGCTTTCACTTTCATAAAGCATTTACAAATGGAGCAATTTCCTAATAAAGATTTATAGTAAACACATCCCTTACAAATTGCTATTCTATCTTCATAGACTTCGTTAGGTACAAAGAACTTATTCATTCAATTCTTTTTTAAGTATCTCTCTTACTTTATCTATTGTAGTAAATAAACTATTTCTGCTTATTCCTGTTTTCTTTGCTAGACTGTCTAGTGTCTCCCCTGAGTAATATAACTCGAATATCTTTTTATCGTACCAAGTTTGCTTATCTAATACTTTGTCAATTTCTTCTAGCTTAGTCCATTTGTAATTGTCTTCTATTTCTTCAGGTAAGTTATAGATACTATTATGAAAAGCGTTCTGACTAGAGCTTACCATATACACTCCTACTAAATTAGTGTAGTACTTCTTATACTTATAATAAAAAGGACTTCTTACACTTGTCAAACTTCTTCTTAATACTACTGCACCGTAACCCTTTATTCCTTTGATACCATCTTTTTCATAAATGTTTTTTAATGTTTCAGGGTTCATCTGTAGGAAATACAAGAACATTTCTTGACAAGCGTCATTAATAGCTTCTTCATCTTGCGTTATACCATAACACATATTTCTAAAGAAAGAACTTAGCTTTGATATTTCTGCGTATATCTCAGTCATTTACTTGTTCTAAAGCGTCTATTTTGTCTACTACATCAAAAACCATCTCACTAAGTACAACCTTATAAGCTCTTATTATTGAAGCGTTAGTTTTAGTTTCAAGCCCTGCAAAGAAACCATTTGTAGCTACTGATAGATTTATTGGTATTATCATAATCCAATCGTACCAATTTCTCTCAACTCCTTTGCCATAGTTGTTGTGATATTCTAAGATAGTATCTAGCACATCTAAATAATTATTGTATCTTGATTTTGAACTTACATCTTTTGCAAACTCAGTACACATAGTTATATAAGTTTCGATTATGTTCTTGTGTTCTTCACTTGCGTATATCGGTTCTATCATACGCCAAACTTAATAAAAAAGTTTACTCAATTCCTCTTTCTTTTTTTAACTTATCAACAAGTGATTTGTAATAACTTATCTTTTCTTCATATTCAACACGACTTATCTTTACAGTTGTTCTAGCTAAGTATTGTAATTCTTCAGCTTTACCTTCCCCATACTTTGCATCTAATGCTAGACTGAATTTATACTGTTCCCCCCAAGAATAGACATTACATTTCACGCACTGATTTTGACAATTTTCCTCATCAAAACGAGTTGATAGATGTTTCCTACTTTGAAAGTGTCCGTTTTGCATACCATCTTTATAGTACCTGACTACTCCACAAGTGAAGCATTGACACATTCCATATTCGTTAGCTTCTCTAAGTCTTATGTAAAGACTGAACCACTTGTCAAGTTCCTTTTTTAATTTACTTACTGTCTTCTTCAATTCTTATTAAGTTTTTAATTAATACTTTAACGATTTGTTCTTGGTCAAACGTGCTGCCTTCTCTTACTGCTCTACCTCCATAATAAAAGATACCTTTCAAGTTGTTTATTCTTTCATAGACAATAGCGTTATTGAAAGCCCATATAATAGCTACAGGTTTACCGCTATTGACTTGAAGCTGTTGAGCTCTTACTATCTTTCTCATTGCTACAATAACATCTTGTCCGTCCTCTATATTCTTATGAACTCCTTTTACTTCAGCGAAGCCTGTTATCTTTCCTTTGTTATAAAGAACTGCGTCTATGTGAGCATATTCCTGATGTGAGCCATAAGTCAAATCAAAGTGATTGCAAAACTGAGTTAAAGCTTTGTTCTGTCTTTCTCTATGTGCTTTTCTTTCAAATTTCATCTTCAAACTTAGAACAAAATATTGCTTCTAAAATACAAAGTACAATTATTATTCCCCATACGATTGTTAATATCTTCATTTTAATTTTCTTATTAGCCACATTACAATGGCTGTTATTAATACCCAACCTATCATTTTATGCCCCATATTTTTTTATCTTCTTCTGTTAAATAATTATCAGCTTCTAGTTTATCTGTATGTTTTTTAGCTTCTTTATAAAGTTTTATATTTTTTTCTTCAATATAATTTATAAATTCTTCTTGCCAATCTATCCTTTCGCAATTCTTTCTATTCACGTCAAGTACGTGTAATAAGATTTCTAATGGTGCTGTTTCTTTTTTTTTCATTTTAATAATTTTATTGGTTCTTGATACCATAAGGTCTTTCCTTTTGGCTTTCCTAATGTATGCACTTCATAGTACGCATTGTCTACTAACTTTTTCTGAGCATATACCCACTTGTAAAAAGTTCTGATATTTAAAAAGGGTTCGTCTTTACCAAATCTTACGCCCTGCCTAAATGCGTCTTGAACTTGATTGAAAGTCATATTGCCAAAACGCTTTTCTTGTATTAAGTCTTCTGCAAAGATTTTAGATAGTGAAGCTAAAGTCTGAGCGTCTGACCTGTGTCCTATCTCAACTGAAGTCTTAGCAACTAAGTCTAGGACTTTTTCAGTTAGGTCTTTTAAGTTTTCTTGTTTTAATGGTTTCATAATAATTCTTTTGCTTTTTGCCATTCATTAATTTGAGCGTCTAACTTACTCATTGTTTTTTTATTAGACTTAGGTTTATCCCATTTCTTTTGATTAGATACCCAAGTCTTTAATCTGAGATTTGTACTCCAAGTTTTGTTTAATTCATATTTCATTTTTGTATTAGACTTATTAGGCTCTGTCCAATAATCTATAAATCCATTTAAAATACTTTCATCATAATCAAAAGACAAAACCTCAAATACAAATTCATTACGCCTATTAGATATATTATTTTTATTATTATTCTTATTGTTATTCTTATTAATAGTTTGCGTTTTTTTAACTGCTAGTTGTTCACTTTCTTTACAACTAGTTTGCGTTTTTTTAACAACTAGTTTTGCAGTTTCTTCACAACTAGTATTGAAATAACTTAACAACTTGGCTTCCATTATTTTAAAGTGCTGCTTTGCAGGAACTCCAATTACTTTAGTTTCTATTATTCCTAAGTCCTTTAGCCTTTTAATTGCTTTCCTTTGCTGATGTGAAGTTAAACAAGTGTCTTCTTCTATATTCTTAGCAGTATTAAAAAACCATCCGTCAGTCATTCCGTTAGCCATAAAGTATTCTTCTTTGCTAATTAGGTCGGCAAGTAGGACTGCCCCTTTCAATCCTACCTGCTTCGCTAATTGCTTGTTCACTATTAAAAAAGCTGAACTACTTAATAAATGTTTCATATAACTTCTATTTCGTGTTGATAATTTTGAAGGGCTAACTTACATAATTCTAATTGATTGTAGAAGTCTTTGTAAGAAACTTTAACATCAGTTCCAAATTTACCTGAAGTTATACGTATAGTAGTTTGGTGTGTTCTGCTGTCGTGTATGTCATTTTTTCTTAAATGTTCCTGTAAGTTATACAAGTCAATGAAAGTTAATTTAGCGTCCTTGATTTCCGTATAAGCGTTAAATATTTTATTAAATGTATCACGATATAAAGGAAAAGAAGAATAGTTAGCTGAGTGACATCTTTCGTAATGGTTCACGCTTGTTCTATTCCTATCCAATACCTTAGCAATTACTTCTCTGTGGGTTTCATCTTCAATTCTTGCAACCATAGCTGCAATCATTCTAGGGACTTGGTATTCTAACTTTCTGCTTTTTAAAGCTAGAGAGCCTTTAGGCAACCCCACTAAACTTGTAGTGAGGTCGCAAAGGTTTTTAAAGTTATCTTCTGTATTCATCTTAGAAAGGCATATCTTCTTCTCCATTCTGTATTTTGTCTGAAGATTTATTACTTTGATTAGTGAAAAAGTAGCCGTCTATATTGTGAAAATATCTTCCGTTATATTCTCTAGAATAAACATTACAAAGAACTGATACTTCCATTCCTATTTCTAGCTTGTTCATTTGTTGTAATTTATCACCAAAGGCACTTACACATACTTCATTATTAAACTCTCCACCTGTATCAATTACTATTGATTGCTTTTGCCATTCTTTACCTGCTTTAGATGTTCCTGTTTCTAATTCAAGTTTCTTTACTAGTTTTCCTGTTACTTCCATTTTTATTTATTTATTTAATTATTACTCTTTTTAAAATCTTCTGCTTCATCTTCTCCAAATACTCCAAGTTCATAGAACCCTGTAAGCTTCAGTACAGCTCTTGACATAGCTCTCTTTTCTGCCATTTCCATTGTATACCAAGTGTTAGTGTTTCCGTCTTTAAATCCCGCTCCTTTTAAAGCTGAACCAAAAGTTTGGATTGCCTTCCCTTCTTTTCTTGCATTGGCTTTTACTACGCAAAAATCTTTTTCACATTTAATAACATCATAATCTATGTTGATGTTTTCCAAAGCTTGTATCTTGTCAATACCGCTTCTTGTCAAGATGATGTAGTGTTGATGTTTGAACACATCATCTTTGGTTAGATTGTACTTAATGTACTTTTCTTTTAGTGCTTCTGTTTTCATTATTTTGTTCTTAATATTAATGCTTTTCTACCTTTTTGGTTATAAAGCTTGTTGTAGTGTTCTAGTTTATCTATTACCTTCTGATTGTCTTCATCTGTTATATTCAAGATGTTGTTCCAATATGAACCTTTAGGCTCAACTTTGTAGTTGTAACATTCATTAAGCATAAGTCCATTCTTCTTACTGTATTCAACTGATGCTAAATCTATCTGTTCCTTAGTTCCATAAATCCTTATAGACCTTTCGTTCCCTTTTACATCATTATTCAAAATGAATAGGTTGTAATCCCAAGTGGCTTCATTTGTGTAGCCGTCTCCCTTATAAAAGAAGTCTTGACAAATTAAGTTCAATGTATTGTATTCTATGTATTCTGCGTCTAGTCTAGTCATCTTAGTAGTTTTGAATGTAAATTAATGTAGCTAAGATTGAAGCTCCTACTATTGCTAATTGAGCAACTACATCTAACAACTTGTTTATTCTTTTTGCTCTCTCTTTAGTTAGATTTATCTCATTATAATTTTGTTCTTTGTTTTTAATAAAAAAGTTTGTCTTTTCTTTTTCATTTAAGAAGTAAGTAGCTCCTGTGTTATTGTTTACGATTTTGTATTTCATTTCTTAAAATTGTATTGATTAATATGCAGCAAAGATATAAAAATAAATAGATACTAACATAATTATTATCAAAGTTATTAACAATTTAAGTGTTAAGAGTGTTTTTACTAGATAAGCAACTTTAAGTGCTGTCTAGTATATTACCATTAAAAAGATGAGAAAGTGCCTAAAACGGCTAAAGGGGGTTATAAATTTAGCAATAAAATCACTAAGATTATAAGCATATACATTAAAAATATGTTGGTTGATTGGCTTTCTTCCATTACAAAGGCATTAACAAATTGATTGGAGTTTGACCGTTATTAAGGACTACTGCACAACCAACAGCAGGTCTTTTACCATATTTAGCGTAAGCCATAGCGTAAGATTTGTGATTGATACCACAACCGACCTGAGTTCCATAAACTCTAAACTTCTTTCCTACATAATGTTCTGTATAACATTGAGTGTGAAGATGTCCTTGTACGGTATTCATCATATCAGCTCTACACTTAGTTCTAGCCGTACCTCCTTCTCCGTGAATATATTGTACTCCGTCTGTTTCGTATCGTTCAACAAAGTTCCAATCAGGAGTTTCTAAGACTTCTTTGAAAGACTTAATCCATTTAGAAGGTATTGAGGAAGTCTGAGCTTTACGCATTATAATTCTATCGTGGTTTCCAATGATTACAGTAGCCATAGGAAAAGCATCACGCCATCTACCTATTTTCTTAATAGCTAATTCTAGCTCGTCTAAGCCACCCATTCCGTCAGCTGATGCCTCGTGATAGCTTGAGTAATGATTGTCTATTACATCACCTATAAACACAACCTCTGTGCAATTATAAGCATAGTATTGTTCTATACAGAAGTCTAAGTAGCCGTCTAAACAGAATGGTTCGTGCAAGTCGCCAATAACTAGAACATTTCTAGTCTCGGCTTCTCGCATTTTTTCTAGTGCCACAATTTCATGCGGCTTTAATCTGTATCTGTTACTTTTTAGCAACGTCAGCTATTCCCTGTCCAACAATTAAAGTAAGGATTGCGTAGTATAAATCTTTTGCAGTAGCTTCATCAACTCCTAAGTAAGTAACTAAAGCAGGTACAACTACAGAACTAACTGCATACCAAAACTTCTTGCTCTTAATCATTTGACCGATTAAGTACTTTTCTAAAAACTTTTTCATAACTATTTATTTTTGATTATTAAATTAATATTTTCTCCGCCCAAATATATAATTTCTTGCATAACTAAATCCATAGCTAAGCGAGAGTTTTCAACAATGTCTTGTTCACGACCATTTCCTACTAGAATACAGCCGCTTGTATCTTTAGCTGTGTTACCCCTATGAAATAAGATATAATCCCTATTAGGAACGTCCTGAACTAACAAATGCAAGTAATCCCTTGTAGCACTTTCTCTTGCTAATCTAAGTCTTACCTTATACCGACCTTTAGGAATACAGCTTATACTTCTTTGATTGTCTATCCAAGGATTTTCTAATGTATCACAAAAACTTTCACCATTAATAAACAATCTACCAATAGTTGATTTTTCTGTGAAGGTATCTCTTATGATTAAAAGATTAACGACCTTGACCTCTGTAGGCTTTTTTAAAACCGTTCTGTCCTTTACTTGCATTTTTGGAGTGTATTCCCTTTCGTTTCTTTTTAACGCTCTTAAAAGAGCTTGTAACAACTTTACGAGCCATCTAGTTATTTTTATCAAATTGAATGAATTTATATATAGTATATGCTATTGAAAGTATTAGTGCAATAAAACTTAGTATTTCATTTGCACTTGCTAGAGTGAACCCAATAGCTGAAAAATTAGCTAACCCTACTTGTAGAGTATCTTTTACTTCTGTCATTGTTTTTTGTTTTTTTATCTAAGTAAGATTTTAACTTAGTAACATTTTTAGTTTTCGGTTTATAGTGTCTTTTCATTATGAGTAATCAGAAGCGTTTAAAAAGTTTCTCAATGTAAGTTTAGTTCCTTGTCTCATTGGTCTTTCAAGGTTCATACCGTTATAGTAAGCGTTTTGGTCAGGAGAAATGTCTGCTCCACTATTAGTATTGTATTCAGGAAAAAGAGTTATATTGTTAGTGATATACTGTATCATTCTTTCTGTAAAGTATTCAGCATTGTTTCTTACTTCTTCTCTAAGGTGTTGAGCTTCTTCTGTGCTTAACGCATTTCCTGTCTCAGAAGTCTTAGAATAGATGTTACCGTTTTCCGTTTTAAAGCGTAAATAAGGTATGGACATATGAAACGCCCACGAAGGCAAACAGTCGCCTATATACTCATCTACTAAAGTCTTGTATGCCCCTGTTAAAGTTCCTGCTGTAATTTCAGCTTCTAGCTTTTGGTACAAGTCAGTTCCTAGTTTTGGCTCTATATAAATACGCTGTGCCTGTAAAACATAAGGTAACAATATTTGAGGGTCAACATTTAAGTTAATTGCTGTGCTATCTTTTAGCTTTGCTTCTGATATAAATAATACGTAGCTCATAATTAGTTGTAATATCCGTTATTTTTCATTTTTCTAGGTGGTGTTGCTACCAACTTATCGTTCTTCTTAGCAGTAAATCCTTCTGACTTAGCTTTAGTGTAGCCAATCATATCAGCGTCTTCTATTTTAGTTGTCTTACTTTCACCTATAACTGTCTTGTAAATTCTTCTACTCCAAAAGTGATGACATTGAGGTCCTCCTTTGTAGAGCCAAATTGAATAAGTAGCTGCTCCGTCAATACCAAACCCTGCATTTACAGGTTTTTTACCCATATTAATTATATCTTCCTTTCTGTAAAGCTTTTTAGCTGCTGTCATTTTCTTGCAGAAATCTCTTTTAGTTCCTGATTTGTTTTCTAAGAAATTGTCATTAGCGTAAACATATCTAACTCTAAAGTAATCATAAGACTTTTTAGAGATACCATCTTGCTCTGACTTACGGCTTGGAATAGCTCTACCTGTTGAAGCTAGTTCTAACTTCTCAGTCATTAATTCGTTTAATACTTCTTCATAGTTAAAGTCTTGGTGTTCTCCATCTACAACTTCTTCTTCTATTAATTCCCATTCTTCAGGTATATCCTCTCCAAATTCTTCAATAAATTTATCAAGCTCTGTCTTTTCACTTGCAAAGTCTTCTCTAACTTCTACATCTGCTAAAGGCTTCAAGCCAACTTCTTCTCTTATCTCGTCTTCAGTCATTACTCCTTTTAAGTCTTCTGAAGTAAATTCTACTGTTATAGGTTTTAATTGTACAAACTGAACAGGTAAGTCCATATTGTTTACTGAGAATATAGTCTGTAAAGTATTTAAGATATGGAGTTGGAACGGCTTTACAACTGTGTTCAAATAGAAATTTCCTGCTGCGTTAAGTTCATCTACATTTGAGCCTAAACCTGTGTCAGATTTAATACCCATAAGCATAGGAGACGTTACACGGTGTCCTGTAAGTATGTTTTGAACTAATAGCTCTTGTAGTGCTAAGTATTGTTTGTCTGCGTCAGAAACGCTTATAGGAGTTATTTCAGGTGTTCTAGTCTTATCATCTGAGAACGTTAAAATAAACTTCCCTGAGTTTGAAGCTCCTGTAAATTTCTCTACTAAACTTTGTTCTATCTGTCTTCTTTCTTCTTGCGTAGGAATACCATTAGCAAAAGAAACAAAATAGCTCCCACTAAATCCATTTTCTATATTGTTTAAATGAAACTCTGCTACCTTTTGGTCTACTAAGCACCAATTATTAGCCGCTAAATAGTCAGGTGTATGATAGCAATCCATATTAGGACTGTAAGCACCTGTATAAAGTAACTGACTTCCTGAAGTTCTATCGTTCACATTAAAAGCATTAATAGGATAGGGTTTATTTGTCCTAGTGTTTGCCCAATCAGCACTTATATAGTAACAGTCTACCTTACCCATTGCGTTTGGTCTTCCTGCTCTTACACGCTCTACAGGTACGTGATACACCTCTGCTATTTCTGTTCTTTCTCTATTCCATACAATATGCAAAGCGTATGCTCCTTGAAGTTTAAAATCAAAAGCTACTTTCTTTATTACTTGGTGTAAACTTTCGTTGGAATTAGCGTGTCTTAGAAACTTTTTAAGCTTTACGTAATTTTCTAAATTAGTATCTTCTTCTTCAGCTATTAAGTCTTCTCCTGCTATCATTTCAGCTGTAGCGTTTATGATTGCAGCGTGTGTACTAGAATTATAATAAAGGTCAATTAAGAACTGAGGGTAAAGGTTTCTCCAATCTTCTGTTCCGTACTCTATGTAATCACGTCCTCTTACTTCTTGTACTATTGGAGCTGTTGATGTTTCTAAGTTTATACTAAGTATTTTATCCATTTTATTCTATTATTAATTCATCAGGGTCTACATCTGTACCTTCTGCGTTCTTTTCATAACCTAAGAACGAATGTACACAATTTACAGGAAATAACTCGTGTATTCCAAAGTCAAATTCTTCTGTAGTCATTAGGTCGTAAAATACTCCATCATAATAAATAGGTGGAGTTAATTCTTTACCATCTTTATCATAAGTTGCAGGTACTTCTACTATCTTACCAAGATACACGATTGCTTGTGTACCATTTCTGTAAACATCTTGAGTAACTCCTTCTTCAGTTATTACTTCGTAAGTACCTTTAGCAAGTAAGTCAGCATCTCCTTCTGCTTTTGTGTCGTAGTGTAATTTATATATGTTTTGATTCATTATGCGTAAATTAAGTTTGTTCTATTTTTAAGTCTTCCCGACATCATTGCCCGTAATGTACTTATATTTATATCAAAAATTTTACTTGCAATTATCATACTTTCATAAAATATACCTGTGCTTGAGTCTAACAATATTTTGCTGTGTTTAGAAGATATTTTTCTTTTTGTTTCATCTGAATGAGTATAACCTTTTTTAGAAGTAACTCTTTTGTTTATATGCTCATTACTTTGTTTTCTTCCTTTTCCTGCAATACTCATTTTTTTTCTAACCTCTGTACTAAAAACTGCTTTTTTATCTGTTGTTTTAGTTAATATACAATTCAATCCGTTTGTAATAGCATTATAAAACTCTTGCCAATATCTTTCACGATAATTTAATTGTTCAACATCACATTCTTCTATTATTTCAATTTGATGATTTTCTATCCCATACTTTAAAATAGAATTAAATATTTTTGGCTGTCCATTACAATTTTTTTGTTTTTTGTATTCCAATAATCTTTCTTCTAATCTTATAGATTGACCTATATAGACTCTATTTGATGGAGAAGTTATTTTATAAATTCCTATCATATTATGAAGTTAATGCTGCTAGTTGAGTATCTGAGAGTGCTGTCTTGTAGACTTGTAGTTGTTTTACTTTGCCGAATAAGTTTTCACTTCCTGAACCATTATCAAGTGCTAATCTATTCATACTTGTTGGTGTTGTTCCACTAGTATCAGTTCCTCTTTCTACTCCATTAATCCATATAGAAAAATCATTTTCTTTATATTTTAATGCTACTTTATTAAAATCAATAACTGTAATTCCTGTTATGTCAAAAGTAACTTGAGTTGAACCACCTACTTTAACTTGAGAAACTATTCTGTTACTTGAATTACTAAAATAAAGTCTAACTAGATTATTTCCTGTGCCATCTGATAACGCTATTGTCCTATTAGTTCCATCATTACTAAATGCAGCCATTTCTACAAACAAAACCCCCTCTGTACTATTAATCAAACTACCTATACCATCTCTTGTGAAGATGTCTTGGTTTCTTGTTACTGTACTTCCTGATGTTGGAATGTATGATGTTGGGTAAGAGCCTTCTTCTAATTGTGCTCCCCATATTAACACTTCAGTAAGAGTAGATGAACCTCTGAAATCTACTGCATAAAAATTATTTACACTTGAAGTAATTTCTATTCTTTGCCATTCAGTAGTAACTGTTGTTAAAACACCACTGTCAAGACTGCCATTTCCAAAGTAAGCAGTACCACTTCCACTAATAGTTCTTGCCCAAATTGATTTACTATATTCTACAGAACTACTTCCTATTACTTTTGCAATTTTAGAATTACTACCATCTTTAACAATATGCCAAGCATTATAATTACCATCAGGAGATTTTATTGTTGTACTTTTAACAGGAGTTTCTACATCTGTATTAGAAGTCCAATAAGTATCTGTAAAATCTTCACTATAATGTATAAGATTTGTCCTCTGTGGCTCTGCTAATATATGTGGACAACCTCCTCCTGTGTAGTCTATACGAGGTACGTTAGATAAAACATCTTCAATTAAACCATTCTCATCTACTCTTGTAGCAGCAGTTGCTCTAGTAACATCCATATCTGCCGTTCCATCACTAGGAATAACTGCATACAATTCTCCTGCCTTATATCCATTAGGAGTTACTACAATACTTACATCATCTAATAAACTCATGCTATATTACTTAAATTAGTTAATTGTGCTTCTAAACAAGCCTTAGCCTCAAATACACCTCCATCAGCAACAACTCTAACCTTAAAGTCATTTACTTGCTTTTGTACAGGTGTTAATCCTCCTTTATTACTAGAAGGTAAAGACATTCCTAGTGCTAACTTCATTATATTACTTGGTCATAGTAACAAATAGCAATACCACTTGTTAAAGTAATTGCTGAAACTGCAAGAAATAAAGTCGTTCCTGCTGCGATAGTCGTATGAAGCCTTGCAGCTGAGCTTCCTGTTCCTGTTTGAATATTAGCAGCAGTTATAGAAGCTATAACGCTTTCTGTAACAAAGTAAACTGCATAATAGTCTTTATCTGTCATTGCTGTTGTTGTAATAACATCACATCTATTTTTCCCTAGTTGCTCAGTTAATAATTGTTGTACGTTTTCTATTGCCATTTTTTTTTATTTTATTGTCCGTAATATATATAATTCGTTTCTGTTGGTGCTTCTCTTTGTGTGTATTGAACTTGCTGTGTTCCGTCTTTTTCTGATACGTTCATTTTGCCTTTAGTTACTAAACCCTGTACTACTCCTTTATCGTTAGCAGCAGGACTTAAAACATCATCTTCTGTTGCAGGTGCATTACCTAAAGATATTGTTACTGTTCCTATCCAACTAACTTCGTAAACTTCATACTTCCAATATCCTGAAGGTAAAAAGTTAATCTGACCTGCATATAAATTTGGAGTTAATTGATAAACAAATGCTGCTTCTGTGAACCTTTCTTTTATATCTTCAATAAAAGCGTAAGCGTACTGAACAGACTTATCCATATCATTTGTAAACTTAAACAAATGTCTTATTTGAGTAGAAGCTACAGAAGTATCTATACGATTATCCTCAGTCTGCACATTTATCTCTAAGTTTGTTTCAGTTATTGCTTGTATCATAGTTAGTTTGTCTGTTATATAATAGAAATAAGTTATATTTATTTGTATTCAGTTAGTAATAAAAAGAAAAAGGTGAGCCTAAGCCCACCCTAATCAAGAAATATATAAGAAAACTACTAAGATGTAACGATTGTTCCCATTGTAAATGCTGCATTGTCAAATGGGTCTGTAGTGTAATCTTCTACCATTGGGAACGGTTCTGCTTCCATACCGTCAAAGGTAAGAGTATATCCGTTTTTATCTCCCCAAGCTGCACCACTGTCCATAGTACCTGCATTTAATTCCATTCCATTTACTCTACCTAGACACACGATAACATCGTGTCCGTTAGCTAGTTGTTGGTTTAATTGAGCAAAGATAACTACTTTTGTAGCTCCTAGCAATTTAACCTGATTTTGGTCTTCTTTTGTAAGTCTGTTGAATAATACCTGAACTGTTGGTGTATAGTAGATTGTTCCGTTATCTCTACTTCCAACTATTGTATCTGTAACAGAAGCTACACCTAAAGGCATAGCATATCTGTAAAGAACATTAGCTCCCATTTCAATATCAGTAACTTCTCCTGAAGCTTCAACAATTCCTGTTCCGTCTATTGGTGCGTCAAATTGGTCGTAAACTCCGAAATAAATAAATTTTACTCCTCCACTGATACGATTACAGTCGAGCCCCCTACCTTTTGTTAGTGCTGTACAAGCCATTTTATTTGTTTTTTTTAGGTTAAGGGAGGAAGGGTTTTACCCCCTCCTTCCGTATTATTTATTTTATTATGATTGGTGTACGATATCAGCTCCGATACCTAACTGAACACCTCCTGAGTAACGAGCAACTAATCTCATATTGTCAGAACCATCTAAAGCAGCCATATCCATCAAAGCAATTCTTGTTTGATCGCTTAATAAGTCAGTTCCAAAGAATAAGTTAGATTTTTCTGCTGCTACTAATTGGTCGTTTGGCATACCGTTACAAACAGCGATTTTGTACCCTTCAAATACAGGTGCATAGTCTCCGTTCATATTGTAAGCATTAACATATCCTAAAGTAGATACTGCTGAAATATATAAAGCATAAGTCTTTGGAGACATATAGATATGTAAGTCTTCTTTTCTCAATACTGCTGAAATATCAGTTGCCATATCTTTTGTTAAAGTTTGTAAGTTAGCAATGATGTTAGCTGCTGTGTAAGCACCTGAAGCAGTTGAAGTGTTTACTGTACCATCTACTGCAAATGCTCCTGTAGTAGCTGTTAAGAACCCTTCAAATTCTCCTCCTGTTGCTCCTGTTCCTGACCATACTGAAGCCTCAACTCCATTAGCGATAATTTCTCCCATATAAGAAATTACATAGTCATCAAAACTTGCAGGTGGTGGTGCTCCTGCTCCTGCTCTCATTTGTAATGCTTCCCAACTGTCAAGTAAAGTAGCCTTGCAAAGGTCTAAGTTGATTTGTAGATTTTTTGGTGTAAGTACATTTTCAGTAAGTGCTAAAGTACCTGCTCCGTCAAAGTTGCAAGTAGCGTCTGCTACTAAAGATGAACCTGCCATTTTTTGAATGTTAGACTTAAACTTGATGTTTTCAATCATAGTTAAGTAGTCTAGTGAGTTTGCTTGGTTTAAAGCTGCTGAGATGTAAAATCCTGCTGCCTTTCCTGCATAGTTGCTTGTCGTAGTGAAAGCCATAATTTTTGTTTTTTATTTATTAATTATTATTTATTTAAATCGTGTAAGAACTTTTCTCTTTTAGATAGTTTGTTATATTCTTTTCTAGCCATTGGCTTTCTATCTGAACTGAACTTGTTTGTATCTAAAGGTGCTGAAGCAGGTTGTGAAGCCAACTCAGTCTTTAGTTTTTCGTTTTCTTCTTTTAACTTAGTTAATTCGTCTTCTGCTGAGAATTCAACTACTTCTGTAGTTTTAATAGACTTAGGAGTTGTTCCTCTTTCTTCAACTTCTTCAACTTCCTCAGCTAATTCTTCAACTTCTTCTTCAGTATCTTTTTCTTCACCTTTTAAGTCTGCAACTGCATCCTCTAGGTTTTTAATTCTTTTCTCCATACCTTCCCAATCAGCAACATCTGCTTCTTCAGCTAATTCTTCAGTAACTTCCATTTCTTCTTCTTCAACTACTTCTTCAGTTTCGCTTTCAATAACCTCAGCAACAATACCTTCTTCTTCAACTCTGAAAGATACTCCTGTATCAGTCTTGTAAGTTCCAACAGGTAATAAAATTGTAGTACCATCTTCAGTTAATACTGAGATGTCCACTCCTGCTTCTAATTCTTCAGCAGTTGAAACGAAAATAGTTCCATCTTCTGATTTTGCTTGCCACTCTAAAGAGATTGTTTCTTCTTTGTCAAGTCCAAGTGCTACTAAAATTTGCGTCTTTAAATCCATAGTTTATTTTTTAAGTTCTGTTATATAATAGAATAATTATTTATTTGTTTGATTTTTAGATTTTATTAGGGTTACAGAATTTTCTTTAACATTTCATTCCAACCATTTAAAGCATTTTGATTTTCAAACATTTCATTTATTAATTTATTTGCTTCTTTATATCCTTTCACATCATTTACAGGCACTCCTAATTCTTTTGCTTGAACTTCTATTTTATTCAAGACTTTATCACTTTCTTTCTTTAATGTACCTGCTTGTCTTATAGCACCTCTAGTAATTCCTTCTGCATCAGAAATTACTTTTTTTACTTCTTTAAATTGAGTTTCTGCTTTTTCTCCCCATTTAAAACCATCTTCTTGTAAGCCAATTATTCTTTTAGCATCACTAACTATATTTTTTAAATCATCAGCAACTCCCAACTCAACCTTCTCAGTCTTAAGTTCAGTTTTGTTTTCTCTTATTAGCTTGTTTAAAGCACTTAGTATTTGTTCTTGTTTTGTTTTCATATTATAAGTTTAATTTTTTCTCGTAACTTAAAGCTTCTTTCTGCTTTCCTGAAGCTATTGTAATTTGTTTACTTATGTCTTTTATAGCTTCTTTAGAACCTAATTCTTTAGCCATTGTTAGTGCTTTTTCATATATCTTAATAGCTCTATCGTAATTGTGTGCTGAAAGTTTCCACCCTCCCTGAGCATTTGATTGTGTTTGTACAGCTTCTTTATAAAATGAATTACCTAAATCCATTAATTTAGCAGCGTCATCCATTATACTTAAATCAACCTTCTGAACACTTAACAATTCTTTTAGTGCTGTCTTAACTTCTTCGTTTGTAAATTCTTTCTTTTGCATTTGTTCAAATTTATTAGTAAAGTAGCCTTCTATTGAAAGACCTTTTAATTCTCCTTCTTTGATTTTATTCCAAAGTTCGTCATTTTCTATCTTCATTTTAACAAACCAAGTGCCGTTAGGTAAGTCGTAACCGTATAACTTAGATTTGTCTTGGTCACCTTCCTTAATCCAACTTTCAACTGTTAGAACGCCTGAAACTCTATCTTGATGTTGGTATGTAGCTTTATGGTGGTTGTTATGTTTTAAATAAAGTTCACTTGCTTTCCTAACTGTATCAGGACTAAAGTAAACATAATAGTCGCTGTCTGTATTAGGGTCGTGTCTGAATATTTGCTTATTAGGAATAAGTGCAGGACTAACCAACATTCTTTTCTCCTCATCTACCTTAGCGAATGTTAAGTTGTTCTTTTCTTTTCCAAAGTAAACAAAGTCTTGTTCTATTGCAGGTGAAGTTACTAAACTGATAGCGTCAATAGCTAGTTCTTGACTATCGTCTGCAATTACTAATTCTACTATTTTAGTTGGTGTCATAATTTTATTTTAAAGCTGATACATTAATAATTCCTTTTGCAGTATTCATAAACATATCAATAGTTTCTTGCGCACCCTCAGCTTGTTCTATTAAATCTACAAGCTCTCTAACATTAGGTATTTCACTAGGATTAACTCCTAATTCTTTTGCTTGTTTTACTATTTGCTTAGAAAGTATTTCTGAATTTTTAACTGCTAAATCAACTGCTTTTTTGTTTTCTACAGCAGTATTGTATTGCTTTTCTACTTCTTTTCTTTGTTCTTGTATATCTCTTAAAGATTTACCTAATTTACTTTTATTACTTTTAATTTGTTTTACTGCTGTACCTAAAGCTTTTACAAATTTGTCTAACTCCTTGATATTAGCCAACTCAACTCTTTCAACTTTACTCAAGTTAATTTCTTTATATTCCTTTAATTCTTTTTTGTATTGCTCGTAAGTCTTTCCTAATGGTGTTGGAGTGTTCATAGTATTTATTTAAGATTGTAATTAAGGTTCTGTTATATAATAGATATATAGTTAATATATTTGATTTTAAATTGTAGCTCTACGTCTAATGTTTGCTAATTGGTTTTGACTGTTTGTCATTTCATCTGTAACTACATAAGCACGAGTTGGTTCAGGTTCTACTCCTCCACTTAATTCAAAAGCTCCTGACATCATTTGAGGTGCAGGTGCTTGTGCAGGTGCTGAAACTCCTCCTCCTCCTCCTGAGTTTGGCACATCTGTTTGCATAATTGTTTTTACATTGTTTAAACCTGCTGCAATTACGGCTGCTCCTGTTACAAACCCTGCTACACCTCCTTGAGCAAATGCTTTATTTGCACCTACATAAGTATCTATTACGGCTGAAGCTACGGCTAACGCTTTATTCTCACCTGCTAAAGAACTTAAAGCTCCTGCAAGTCCTGAGAACGCTTCTAACTGACTATTTACATTTTCTTGTATTAGGAGTGATTTTTGTTTATTAAATTCTTTTTCAATAGCAGTAGTGTCCATTCCTGACTTTCTAGCCATCTCTTTCTTTAACTCATAAGCAGTTTTAAGTTCTTCTAATTCTCTTTGCAGTCCTGAAAGTCCTTCAGCTCTTACTTCATTTTGAGTTTCTAAAAGTTCTTTTTCTAAAGCTACTGCATTTGTCTTTTGTTCTGACAACTGCCCTGTAATAGTTTCTTCAAGCTCAAGCATTGCAACTTTAGCTTCCTGTAAGGCTATGTAGTTTTCTTCACTTGCGTTTATATTATACTGTTGCTGTGCTGCGTCTATACCTATTTGAACTTGCTCTCTTTGAAGTTCTTGTTGTTCTGCAAGTATGTCATTTAACTTATTATTGGCTTCAATTCTTTCTGCAAAAGTCTTAGTTTCATCATCTCTTATTTGTCTTTGTACCTCAGCATCTTTTAAGTATTGAGCATTTAACATAGCAAATTGTACTGCTGCTCTATCTGCTGCCTTTGCCGTTTGAGTAATTGCGTCTGCTTGTTTTAAGGTTTCAGTAACATATCCTTTAATAGTTTCAGTAACTTTCTCAAAACTATCATCTACACCTGTATATACGTCTACAACTTGAACTCCTGCCTCTTTAATAGTATCAAAGGCTTTACTAAACTCTCCGTCTATTAATTGACCAAACGCTTTACCTACTAACCCTAAGACTTCTAAGAACTCATTAAACCTAACTACTAATCCATCTTTAATAGCTACACCTAACTCTTTAATCTTTACACTTGGGTCTTCAAATAGTGCTTTAAAATAACCTACTACTGTTCCTATATTATTTTCAATAAAACCAAACAAGTCATTGAATGCAATACTTAATGCAGTCATAGCTGTATTAAATACGTCTAATACTTTTTGGTTCTTACTAAAGACTTCCATTAATTTAGCAAGTAAAGCCACTACAAGACCTATCCCTGCTGCTTTAATAGCCGTTCCCATTCCTTTAAAAGCTGTTCCTATTTTACCTACACCTTTTGAAGCCTTTTCTGATGATGTAGTTAGTTTATCTGTGTCTTTTGCAACATCACCAATGTTAGACTTAACTTCCATTTCTAATACTTCCTTTGCCATATCTTTATTTTTTAAAGTGCTACTCCTGTTTTAATTTGTGTGAATGTAATGTTACTACACCATTCTATTGTTGTGTCTGCGTGTCCTCTTACTCTCATTGCAAAGTTAGTTCCACTTACTATTCCTGTTGGTTGCCAATTAGTAGTATGTCCACTATGTTTAATTGCATCTCTTTCTCTTTCTATACTTAATGTTCCTGATTTATTAATAATAACTCCTCTTTCAACCCAACTTGCAAAATCACCTACTGCTCCTCCTCCTGACGTATCTGTTCCACCAACTCTTACAGCTACAACGTCAGCGTGAAAATACATTACAGCGTTCTCAGGAACGGCTAAGAGTTTATCAGTTGTATTGTTTAGATAACTTATAGTATTTGTTCCATTAGTAGTTTGTATCCCATATAGCACTTGTATGCTCTGTCTTTCACCTAATAGGTCAGTTGCTACGTTACCCCCTAGGACTATTGAGTTATCAGCTGTAGCTTCTCCTAAAGTGCCATAGACGTTAGCATTGTTTACTCCGTTTGCTATTTCATTTTCATTACCTACAATAATATTGTTTCTTGATAAACCTTTTACTGTATTGTTCTGACCTATTATTAAGGTATTGTTAGTTCCTGTTTCTGTTGTGTTGTTTGCTCCTTGTACTTTATTACTTTCATTGCTAAAACTTCTGTTGAGATTTGTGTTATATCTAAAAGTAGAGCAAGTTCCATCTGCTTTGTTATAAGTATATCCGTAAGCTTCGCATTGTAGTTGATTAGGTGTTATGTCGTTAGTTCCGTCTGTAAAGGTAACAACTCCTAAAACTGAGGTTGAAGAAGGCTTTACATCAAATCCTGATAAATATGGTATTGTTGGTACTTTGCTCATTATGGTATAAGTATAAATTCTACTGTTGCTAAGTCGTTTGGTTTATAGTCTATCTTGTTCACTCTGAATGTTCTGTTTTTAATAAATACTGTATCGTTAAATTTAAATGTATTAATATCTGAAGGACTTAAATTAACTTTAATAGTCATAATCCTAGTGTCAGGGTTGTACAGTTCTGAGTAATAAGGCAACCAATACAAATTAAATAGATTATTGTTTGTAGGTGACCCTACAGGTAGTATTAATTGACATTCCCCAAAGTGAAAATCCCTTCTGTTCGTAGCTATTGCTCCGGGTGGTAGTGATGTCAAATGACTAAATTGTAAAAACTGATTTTCAAAAGCATCTCCTATAACTCCGTTTTGGTCAGGGATAAAATATGTACAACTTGTTAAAGTCTTTTCACCATTATCAAACATTATTCTAGGACTATTTTCAAAGCCTTCAGAAGTATTATCATCAGGATTGTAAGAATAAACAGCAGGTGTTATAAAATCAGCAAATAGTTCGTCTAAAGGCTTTACTACTGTTGCTGCAAAAGGTTCTGCAATTATTTCATCTTCTCCTGCTAGAATTGTAAACTCTGAAGCATCATATTTCTTACTACCGTACAAATGACCACCTACTGAATTTTTATAATTATTAAAAGCATAGTCATCATCATCTTCTACAAACTTAAATATAGTTTTTTTGTTTAAATCAGTTAAAGGCATAAGCTTCATTTCTGAAACATCTATCTTGTCAGTCCAATCTAGTTCAATAGAAGTATCGTCAAAGAAGTTAGGATTTGCAGCATCATTACTAGACATAAAAATATCTCCATAAGGTTCTATCTTTATATTGCTAGGATTGTCTTCATCAGGCAAAGTAACTAAGTTAAACATTGTAAGAATTCCTTTTAAGAAATCCCATTGTCCTAATTCACCCCTTAGTGTTCCTAAGAGTGTGTCTGTTGTAGTTTGCGCAACAGATGTTGTTATTGTTACAAGTGAAGGAGTTACTCCTAAAGGATTATATACTCCTTCTAAATCATAAGTTCCTAAAGAAGACTTAGCTTGACATAAAACAGTATCGCCTGATGTTAAAGGGGGTGTAGTAAAAGTTCCTGTATAATTAAAAGAAAAATTTGTAGTAGTTGCAAAATCAACTGAAACTCCATTTACTAACCATTCAACTTCTAAAATGTCAGGTACTATGCTACGCTTAAATTCCATATCAAAAGTAAAAGTATAAACTTGTGCGTCTTCCTGAGCTGTAAAAACTCCTGCTGAATATCCAAAGTTTGCGTCTAAATTATTACCACCAACAGTAGCCATTTCATCAAAAGGCAAAGTCGTAAAAGTTGCAGCAATACTAAAATCTAAAAGATTTGTCAATTCACCACTTGAATTAAATACTACAGGAGCATTATCAGAACCCCAATTAAAGTCCATAAAAAGCTTTGCAAAATCTGCTGTATCAAAAAATGCACTTTCATAAGTAAAATCTGTTGCAGCAAATATTCTATCTATTAAATACTTTAATGTTAAAAAAGGTCTAAAAGCACTTTCTAAATTTGGTAAAACAGGAAAGCCTGAACTAGCATCAAAAGTAAATTGGTGCGTCCAATCTACAAAAGGGTATTTAACTGTTTCAGCAGCTCTAAAGCCTGAAGTACTAGGGTTGGTATATGTTACCCCTGTTGCACCCCAAGAAGCTTGTATGTTTGATAAATTATAAGCGTGATTTAATTCAGAAAAGTCTAAATCAGAAAAAGTTCTATCTCCTAATACATCAGCTAGTGCAACAACTTCAGAATAAAGATTGACATTGTAGCTTATCTCTCCTTCCTTGTCTGAAATATCTATCATTCTTAAATAGCCTTCAAATAATAAAAAGCCATCTTGTTTTAGAATACATTTTGTTTTCTTATAAGGATTAAAGTTAAGTCCTGTATCAGTTCTAGTTACTTCAAATATATTATCAAAGATTTTATTGTTTCTTTTTGTAGCAGGTAAGTTAAAAGCCTTTGAATATGATTGCACTTTCTCAGCTACATTTTTAAAGTCATCTACACTAAGACTTAAAGGAATATCCTCATCTTCATAAAGGTCGCATATTACTTGTCCATTACTTAAATCTGTAAATACTCCACTAGGTGTTGATGTAGATGAAACACAAGATATGTCAGCTATACCAACAACTGAGGTTGCACTGTATATTATGATTTGGTCTGAAGTTGAATAAGCGTTAAACGATACAGTCTGTAATCCTGTTCCTGTTATTGTGTGAGAGCTTCTTAATACATTTCCTGTATATTGATAAACTGAAAAATTAGTTGTGTTAGAATTTATGTTTAAAGTTAAGTCGTAAGTAGCTCCGAAAGTAAGGTTAGACAATCGTTGAACTATACCTGTGTTTATTGGTATTGCTAACGAGCCTGAACTTTGTGTTATCTCACTTGCAACACCACTAAAACGATACCAAGTGTTTAAAATAAAAAAAGAAAATGAACCAAAGGAAAAACTATTGACATACGCCTGTGGCAAAGAACCTGAAACACTTTGAGTAGACGAAGAAGTATTTACTTGATTAAAGTTTATACCATCAACTACTAATTCAGTAGATGGTGAACTTAATGGTGTTGAACCATCAAAATACTGTGGAAATACTATTAACTGTACACTCATTATACTGATTGTGTTCTTAGTGTTTTACTTTTCTCTACTTCAAAAGTGTACTGAATAAGCTTATCGTTTGCTACTGTTTTCTTTACAAAACTAGATGTTGTAAGTCTAACAGGTTTTACATACTGATTAAGTGCTGAAGTAGCTGCGTCAGGTTGGTAGCCTTCTAAAATATATACTTCAGGACTGTTTATTAGTTCTTCAAACATTTCGTTTTCGCTTTCACTAACAAAGTCTGTGTTCATTTTTATTTTTTCTGTAGCGTTTACTCTAAATGCTTTCTTTCCTCCTTTATAACTATCTACCCTGTAGGCTGCTTCATTCCAAGTTCCTGCCAATTGCTCGTATGTAGAACCTTTAGTTGATACGCTTCTTACTGACTTCTGAGTGAATGTGTAGTAATCCCAAACTCCCCATTGATTTAACCAACAAAGTCTTATGCTTTCAAATCCTTTAGTATTAGGACAATTTATGTTTATAGTGTATTGTTTAGCTATTCTATTACTGCTATCATCAAAAGCTTGTATTTCTATTGAACCGCCCTGTATTGTTCCTGCTGTAACTAAACCTGCAAACATACTACTTCCGTCTCTCATTAAGTTAGCAGGAAAACAGCCAAAGTATAAAAGTCTTGATGATATTTCTGTACTGAAAGTAGTATAAGCTCCATTTGTTACTGTCTTATTTATACTTTCATTACCTAACGGACTTCCCGAGCTATCATAGTAATTAAGTTTTATGTAGTCTAGATTGTCGTCAGGTGCTAAAAATGCAATCGTTCCGTAATCTTCTAAATTAGCATACTGAGTAGAAGGTGCGTTTGTTAAGAAGCTATCTGTTTGTGAAAACAAATTAAAGTTACTCAAATCATATCCAAAATTGTTAGCAGTTGCACCTGTACCCATTGTAAGAATGTCTGAGTATTTTAAGTAGCCATTAAACATCTGATAATCAACTGATACTGCAAATAAAGCTTCAGGTGTAATTATTTGCCCAAATGTAGAAGAAGTAGGGTCTTGGTCTAAATACTGTGTTTTAAACTGAATAGTTAGCCATCTAGCACCTTTTTTATTTTTAGAATACTTATCTATTAAATGTAAAGGGTGTGGTGTGTCATCAGTTGTTGTAACACCTTTATACTCACTAAAGTTTGCAGCCATATTATCAGCACTAACATAATTTTCAACTACTTGCTTGAAATCAAATATACCTACTCCTGCATTGTTAGGAGTTGTTTTAAATGTAGCTGTAGGAATTGAAGTTGTAGTTACTGATGAAGGTATTGTATCACTTATATAAACATCAGCAATAAATCTTACATTTGTTTGTGTAGCTACTATTGTATTATTTGATACTACAAAAATTACCTCTTGACCTACAGGAAGTTGAGTGTATAAAGGTTTTTGTTCTATTAGTGTTGCCATTTATTTTACTGTTGTTAATCCGTTAATAATATCATCTTTTACTGCTCCTAACATTTCTTTGCCAAACTGCTTTAATCCTAACATCAAAGGCTTTTGAAAGAAACTTATGCCTTGTATTCCTTTGCTATATATGCTTCTTGCAATTATATAACCCATACTTTTATGGCTCATAAATCTACCTTTTTTGTCACGCCATTGAAAGCCTTTCTTTTTTACCCACTTAGCCATAATTCCTGACATCCCCCCTTTTGCTTTGCCTACTCTTGAAGAACCTGTACCAAACTTATAAGGACTTGTAATTACTTTACCTTTATAATCTTTAAAACTTCTTGCCTTATTAGTTCCTGAAACTCCTTTATCTACAAAAGTACCGTAATCAGTCATAAAAAACTGTACAGCAAAACCCTCAGCATTATTAGTAACTTTAAAATCTATTGACTTTTCTAAATTAGTGCCACCGCCTTTAGCTTTTTGTAAATTTCCTTTTGCTCTGTTTACTACTTGTTTACCAAAGCTATTAAGATACCTTTCAAGAGCTTCTGTCTTCATTATACTAGTGCTGCAAAGACTTCTACTTGAACATCAGTTGTTGCTGAAGGTCTTACCTCTACAGTAACTAAATCTTCTAATGTAGGAAATGCAGGAGTTGCATCTTCTTCACCAATTAATGCTTCCTCAGCTTGGAATAAGATATGTGAACCACCTGCTCTAACTGTTACTTGATAGTTTGTAGCTGCTGTTACATAAGCTACTTTCATATCTTGGTCATCACTTAAATTAGTTATTCTTAAGTATTTACAGTTCTCTACATCTAAAGCACCATCTGCTCCATAAGGAGTTGAATTAAATACTGCTACTGTTGTAGTCTGTGAATGAGTGCAAGTTAATATTCTTTCAAATACGTCTACTATGCCTGTAGTTGTTAAAGTATTAGTAGAACCTCTGACTGAGCCGTTCAATACGACATTCTCTGTGATTGTTGTTGTTAAATCTGCCATTTTATAATTTTATTGTTATTTTAAATTTCTTCCATCCTATTTGAACTATTAGTCTTCCTATC